AGTTATATGTTGTTTTTCAGTCATTCCATTAGCGCCGTCTGAGACGGCAACAGTAACAGTAGCTTTGGCCTTAGCCATAACAGGCGCATGGCCATATTCCCAATCATACATAAGCTCTTCAATACCGTAGATATGACCAGTAAAGTCTGGCTCGACATGTTTAATATTCGGAAACTTGTGCCTGTATTTGCTTCTATCAAGTTCGTGGCTTTCGACCATAGTGCGGAGGCCGTCGGATACATCAGCTGATGCGGGAACCAATTGCTGGAGCATCTGTCCCAGTGCGCCGTCGATCCATTTATAGTAGGAAACATATTTTTCTAAATCTGGGGTGTTACCGATACGCTCAAAGAAGAGGTTTCTTAATTTTCGCATCTCCTTGTATTCAGTACGATATTTATCCACTGGGCGCCCAATGAGGTTATTAAATTCTACGATAGTGGCGAACATTTTTAACATTTCTTCGGAGATTGTTCGATACATACTCTTTTCAAATGCAAAGAAATAATTTATTGGGCGACTTTCTCTAGTAAATTTATCATCGTCACGGTTAACAACATTAATCATATCAACACTGTTCATAACTTCAACTGGTTGTAGTCTGGCAGATGGGATGTAATTTGTATCAATCGAAGATGTACTGCTAGCTAAGAATCCATAACCCAAGCCGGCGTATTGGTTAGTAATTATTTCTCCCAGATAGGTTGGATACCTTGCGGCGCCATCCACCTCTGTACTTAAATCTAGCGAACCAGAAGAAATATCATTAATCAGGAAATTACCTAAATCATCAGATCCCGTGACATTGCTAAAATCCCAATGCATTGCAAGTGTTTCAAATTCTGGGATCCAGTTTCCGTCTAGCGATCCCGTGCTCTTAAAGTGTGTCGATTGGGACGGATTCTTGGTACCATAATTCTCTGGATCCATAGAGTGTGCTTTTATTGACTCATTATCAACATAGGTTTCCCAATGACGTACTGAAAGTAATTTAATATCTGACTTCGTTTGGATTGACCCTGTAAAGTTTTCTCGGTCGGCGCCGGCGTAATAACGGCGACGGCCGTCGTGTACAGTCGCGTCTAGTTCAGATTTAGTTAAGTAAAACTCATTTTTAACGATATCTAGATCTGTGTTAACACCATAAAATTCCAAGACAGTAGAAGTCAAACGCCGGTCAGAATCAGAGTTTGGAGCTATTAACCCAGATGCAGTCGTGTGTTGTGCGGCGCCGGAAACTGAATGCCCAAAGGATACTGGGTGATTATAGGAGACGTTACGGGTACGAACTCCGAACGTCCATTTTTGATTATCGTAGACATCCTTATATAAACTACTTGTTAATAGGAAGGCTCCGCTTCTGGATTTTAATATAAAGTGTGCGTCGTTTGATTCTTCTTCCGGGCGAACCGCGTATAGCTGGAACCCTATATCGAGTTCTGCGGTTGGGTGCCATTCATTATTCTCTGGATTACCGGCGTTGGAAGATGCAAAATGGGTGCCAAGTTCATGGTGGCCGAAAACAGAACTAGACAAAAAGGTAGTTGGAAAATATTCTTGATGGTCCCGCGGTATCTTTTTCGGAAATATAACTTGCACTTCTGCCGTTCTTGCATTTCTGTCAAATCCGTCATTAACAATTTGCCTAGAACCCGAGAAGTGTGTATTCTTTGCATTTTCATTTGTATTAGAGCCAGTCCACTGCACCACTGTTGCCCCAAAGTTGTCTGGCGTATTGAAGTTTATAGCTTTAGTTTTTGTTGCAACGAATTTGCTATTATCGTTAATAGCATGGGTAATGTTGTTTCCATACAAATTAATCTTGATAAGTTCTTCATCTACGCCAAAGCATCGAATTAAATTACGGAAAGCTGTTTCTGTCCCTTTAGATTTATAGAGATGAATTAAAGTATTATAAATATTTTTGTAAATTCTATTCTTGACTTCTTCCAAGTCCAGCTCAAATTCTCTTTTTTCGTCTCTGTTCCCAATTTGAGCCAGAATGTTAGCATTAGCAAATATTTCCGATGTTTCGAAGCCGTGTGATTCTAGCAATCGGTTAGAAAAAGGCACTGGCTTGAAACTAGCACTATCGAAATACGCATCTTTCAGTCTGGGCAAGGCCTCAATCTGCAAGTGCAACGTGTCCATGTAACTGGCCATTATTTGTGTTATTTCATGCAGTGTGGAATCTTCGTCCTCTTCCGGCATGAAAGATGGCAGAGAATGGTACAAGGAGCCCGGGTTCTGCGAGTCGTAGTAACTACCTGATGCTTTAAGAGCATCTTCTAGGTTGGCTACATCCGGATGGCTAGAATATATAATGGGATCTTCAAATTCAGCCAAAGAAGCAGATGAGATAACCATAGCAGAGCCGCTATCTCGGGCTGTAGCTCCGGGATAACCAACCCAGTTTCCATTGCTTATGCGTCCGGAATAATCTAAAACAATTGAATCGGTTGCAGCTTGACCAACTGTACCTTCGTTAAATTTAAAGTAGAAGCCTAGCTCTGCGTTTGAGATGTCATTATTAGTGCCTCCCCCAACTTGTGTAAACCAGTTTCTACCAATATCTTGTGACGTTCTTTTGGTTTTCCAGAACCTAAATTCATCCACAGAAGCAGACATTTTTGAGGCGCCATCAAAATTAGCAAGGTTAGTAAAAAATAAGTTGCCAGATGGGGCTGTTTGTAGGGCGCCTATACGGGCTTTAAGAGACCCTGTGACAGGCCCAAAGGTGCCAGTGTCGGCGCTGTGTTCACTATAAAGATTGCCTGATATGTATAATTTTGCCTGAAGTTGGCTGTCAATTGAACTGCTTGCAAAGCTAATCGCATAATGGTGCCACTGATTATCGGCAATTTGGGCGGTGGTTATGTCAGAGTCACCCAGAGATTGCTCCCAGACTGTACTTCCTGATGCTAAATGAAATCTTAAAACGTTGCCGGCGGAGCCGTTGCCGTCCATGTAAATGAGTAAGCGGCCGTAATCGTCCCGGGGAGCGAATGATGCGCCGGCACTACCAGTCGGAGTTCCGTTCCAGAGGTCTAAGATAACTTCTTTTTCTGTCTGTGCGGTAAGGAAGGCTTCCTTCTTCATCCAGAATTCTACTGTCATCCCATCAGATAAGTCAAACTTAAGATTAGATTCTCGGCTTCCAACCCTCTCATCAGCTATAGTATTAGCTGTTGTGTAAATATCGGTGTCATATGTGTTAGAATTTGGACTGGTTCTGTAAGTTGGGTTACCAAAGGCATCCGCCAATGGCTTGCCTATCATACCAGCTGATGATGTATGTGGTCCACCGGCAACCTCAATATACTCCTTAGTTGTTGCTGAGCGGCCCCAGCCGCCAACTTTGGCTGCGTGGACCATACTGGTAAGACCAAGGTTGGCAAACCCAGTGGTTCTAGGGTATCTTTCCGAGAACATATAAAGATCTAGGTAACTTGAATCGTTAAAGAATTCTCTTATCTCAGATTTTGAACCATCATAAGGGTATTGATCATAAATTCTCTTGATTGAAGATTCATAATATTTTTCAGCAGATCCATATTTAGCAAAGTTAGAAGCGGAGGCGTAATTAACATGTGCAATAAATCTGTTTTTTTCTTCTATTCTACTGTCTATAAAATCCGTAGACTCAACCTCTCGGCCCAAAGTTTCTAGGGCCTCAGAGGGAATAGGTTTACTTAAGACTTTATTTCCAAATAAATCTCTTATTCCCATTTTTCAACTCTAAATTTAAAGATTTCTGGCTGTTCAACCCATGCGCCTACAGAGCCGTTATAATAAGCTAGTTTGATTGCATATGCAAACCCGGGTTCAAGCATATTCATTTCTAAATCAAAATAATTACCCGACACATCAAAAGACATTTGAGTATGCAAAGTTGCGCTAGCTGTTCCATATGATATGGCTGACTGGTCATCTATTACTCTATAAATTCTATATGAGCCACTTTCAATAATATCATTTTCGGCCTGCGCTGTGGCGCGAGTATAAATCGTTGGGTTCCAGTTTTTGTGTCTACTATAGACTCTAAATCTAGCCTTTTCATCGAAAGAGTAAATATCTTTCAGGTTAGTAATACTATTAATTCTTCGGGCTTCTGGTGCCATATCATACCCTGAAAGTTTCTCAGGAATAATTGAGCCGGTATTGACTTGAATTCCACTAGTAAAGTCCTCACCAACGCTGCTGGTTATATACCAGACATCGTACAATTTTGTTAATTCTTCGCCGGCTTCTGTTGCCCCTGTGACGGCGAAACTAGCAGTGTATATCCCAGTCTCAACCCAGCCACCTGTAACAACGGTGTTTCGGGTCGAATCACTCACATATGTTCCGTCTACAGATAATTCTATTGTACCATTAGGGTCAGGAGTTTTACCATCTCCTGAATCTGAGAATAGCGTGACGTAAATTAAGTTTCCTTTGCCGGGGTTTCCGTCGGTGCCCGGGATGTCCCTTAATTGCCCTCTGTAATAATTATAGTAATATAGCGTGTTGATATTATCATCGGCCGTGGCAAGCGAGCTACTATAGTAGAAATTGCCTCTATCATCTTTTTTAGCGGAATCCCACCTTGCTTCCAATGTCGGCCGCTGAAAAAAGAACTCTGAGCCGCGGGCAGAGAATTTCTTTGTATAGTAAGAGGTTGTTGCTCCATCTGGGTTGTGCAGTATTCCGCCGTTGGCCGCGGAATAATCTAATCCGTCACTAGTGGTAAACTTAGCCTCCTGACTAGACGTCAACATAATGCCAAAGCCATAGTTGCTGAAAGTAGAGCCGTCAGGATGGGTGTTAGCAATCCATCTCTCGATGACGCTGGTCACATCGACCTCTAGGTCTTCCATACTATCTGTGTCTTCTAAAGTTTTTGAAAACAGTAAACTATCATTATCATCAATATTCGTTAGATCTGTGGAGGCTGTGTGATAATCACCGCCGGGTTTGACCCATGCTGTTGAACCAGCTCTTGAGATCCAATTTGCGCCGACATTACCTCTAGTTATATCTTTGTATTCGTCCATGTCAAGGCCGCGGCCTTCTTCCCATGAAGATGATACGGCAAACACATTATATTTTGCGCTTCGGGGGACCGGTCGATCATGCTCAACGTTATACAAACGAAGATAGAATTTCACGCTCCCACTAGCTGGAATGGTTCCCGCGGTTCGGTGAGCCGCGATGGAATTTGTGCTGTCGTCGGTTGTGGTTACCGGGAATTTTACTAGTATACGGGATAATTCTTGGGAGAATCCTGCGCTAGAGGAGCCTTGTCCGTAGATGGAGAATACTTCTAAAGAGTCTGCTAAACCCATATTTGATCCCGTAGCACGGGAAGTTTTAGTAAATCTAGTATCTTTAAATGCGTTGGTGATAGTTGTGTCAGCATCCGCATAATATTTTTTAATAGCCATTATGCCACGCTTCCTTTAATATCAATTTTTGGATATTTAATTTCTAAAGCGACATTGTTAGGCACTATTATGTATCTACCATCAGCTGATTTATTTTCTTCTATATTAAATCCAGAATTAGAATAGTTACCACCCGTTTTATTTATAATTTTTACGGTTTTGACATCTATAACGCCTTTAACGTCATGATTTAGTGTATTGTATATATCGGTTATATAAAATGATTCTCCGATGTATAAAGGATTAGAATATTTTCTAACTAGAATATCTACCGCTCTTTGCAAGACATCGTAATTATTTTGTTCCGGATCAGTTACAATCGAAAATTCAATACCTACGTTTACTATCTTGGCATCTAGGATATCTATTGTATCATGTATCATTTTCTTTGTACCGAGCCAAAGCTTTAAATTTTCTTTTAACGTCGTGGTCGGCTTAGCTAAGAAACCTCTTTCATCCTCTGCCAATATATATAAATTCAAGTTTCTTTTAAACGAGTCTGGGTCCCTGACAATCCTGCACCTTTTTATGGCTCCATACTTTGGATGCATGCCATAGACGGCTCCCTCTAAATCTTGTGTGGTTACGGCCCTATTCTGCATCGAGAAAGAATCTCCAACCCTTCTTTTAAGTTCGGTACTATCAGGAATAGTGACGTCACCTAGTATTGGAAATTCGTTATCAACTTCCAGTGAACTTATCACGTCCCTCATGTCTGAGCTATTTAAGACAGTTGGATCCTCAAAAGATACCGCTGATTTTTTAACTGTAGTTAAAGTGCCAACTGGAATATTAACCGATTTGGCGTTCGCGACTCGATATTCAACTGTGATTGTTGTATCGGCTGGGGCTACCCCAAATTTATCAGTTCCCAACATCTTAGATGGGTCAAAGGAAGTCTCAACTGCGTAATCTTTCCCGTACATATCCATAACTAATTCTGAAGGCTCTGCCATGGTTGGGGAATCTAATTCTGATTCCGAGCCGTATCCAAATTGAATGAAGGTTCTATTTCTGTGGTTTTCTACAACAAACCTTCTTGGCACCACAAATGGGCGCATAGTCGAAGGTACCAGTTCTTTATCAGAGTTGAAATTTCCTACTTCTTTATATATTACATTTTGAGATAAGTAATCAACTTCATGATATTCATGACCTGATGAATCAAGGACCCTCAAGACCTCGGAGCAGTTTGAATTAGAAAGACGTATTTTTTTAAACTTTTCAGCGGTGCCAATCGTAAAGGTTTCCTTCACTATCATGCCTGAAGTGACCACTCCTTTCGAACGGACGGCGTAATAGGTTGGTATTCCTGTAGTAGTATCCACACGGCCGGCCACAACCTCGTTGGTTGTACTATCAAAGCGAACGTCTTCAGAGAGAATAAAGGGGGCACCTGTTGAACTCATAAATTCACTGCCTTTTTTAAGGACCGGTAGGTACCTACTGTCTGGGCCCAGTCCAAGTGAGTTAGCTGGAACCAAAATATAGAAAGTTGCAGTACCAGTAGATGACGGCCGGCCCCGGAATTTGTAGCCCATTTGTCTACCAATCTTGACAACGTTATCATACTCTGTTGCTGTGTCCAAGAAGGCTTCATTTGCTTGGTAGTCAAGATAGAATGAAAGTTGATCGCCCACATAAGCAACACTATCTAATAGCAAAGCTCCAAACGAAGCTTCACTAAAATCCCTAAATGAATCTGGATAATATCTTTTTGCGTGCTTTACAAGTTCACTTCTGATAGAACTGTATTCGCGGCTTGTAAAATTAACTGGTGTTTTTTTTGTGCTCATTCCGTGGGCCCTTGTGGAATATCCATTTTACATAACTAGTTTTAAATTATATTTAAAACATGATTTTAGATACTATACCTAAAACTCAATAATTGCTGTTTCGCCTGTGGCATTAATAATAAATTTATATTTTAAGTTTACTTGATTGGAAGGTGTCTCATCGTTTGTGAGAGCTGAGAAGAATTGTATGTCGACAGTTGTCACATACGGTATATATGTTCTCACCTGTTCTCTTATCCTGTTTTCTATCTCTATATGCGTAGATATAGTATTTTGCTCGAAGAGGTACCTTCTTAGCCCGATTCCAAAACTTTGATTAAACAGGCGTTCGCCGGGAGAAGTCAAAAATAAAACCCGAAGATTTTGGATGGCCATAGCTTTAATTGTATTATTTAGGGAGTAGTGACCCTCAGAGTCGTTTATTTCCGGTGGAAAGGCTGGTGAATATCCAAACATTTTTAATCCTCCTCTTCGATCAGCGGGCATGGCCGGCCCATTTCATCAAATGGGGCATCGCGTTTGCGCTTCATTGCCCACCCTAGCCAATCAAAATTAAGATCTAAATTAATATTTAAATCAATGCGTCTTTGCCTAGCTTCACTCTTTCTGTCTGACTGGTGTCCAAGATCTGTTGCGTTGTAATAATCTTCAAAAACATTTTTAGCTTGCTTCTTTGACTTTTTAAATAAATCATCCCAGTCCCAACGACGGAATTTCTTGCCCCACTTTCCTCCGCCTTTAGATTGATCAGCTCCAATAAGTTTTGTTTCCCAATCGTCTGATTCGGCGCTTCCAATTGATGGTAAAAATGCTTTCATATTATAAATAGTAAATATAGACATAATCCGCGGAAGTGAAAAACAATATTCGAATAATAATTTATATCTTGGGTGTTCCATCAGGTCATTTACTAAACAATCAAATTGCGCGTCGAAGAGTGAAGACAAGGAATTGGCTGCATCAACAATGGTTGCTGTAGAGTCGAGGGGGTTTTCAACAGAGACTATTGGTAATAAATATTTAACAGATTCTGAGTTGGCGAAATCTGGATCGAAGAGTTTATAAGCTTTAGACCGCTGCGATATGTTTGTAAGGTTCGCGCTTTGTTCTGCTGATAGGGCCGATGAGCTTGGGTATCCATCACTTTCCAGAGCCAAGTGACTGATTCTTATACCTACTTCCCATTTTTCGAATAAATCTTCTATCTTCTTGCCACTTAATATCGCTTCGTTGTCGATAACCCAATTTTTCCAAGTGTCAAAATTCATAATTCCAGTGTTGTATGCCTCTCTCTTGAATGAACTAAAGTCCGCGGGGGATGTAAAGCCATAGTCTAAGTAATTGGCATCTGTCGCGGTTAGGATTTCTGATTTGTCTGATACCTTAACATATTTTTCTAGCACAAATGGCCAGTAATAAGAGTCATCACTCCAGAAAGAGTCCAGAGTTGGCGCTGTAGAATTTGTAGGGCTTATTGAGTCGCCATGCAACTTAATATACTCGTGCAGTTTTCCTGTTGTGGGCAAAGCAGACGGGCCAGATGCCTCGTCAAAGTCTGGTACATCGATTGGGCCACCAGCTGAGATCGCTCCCAGAATGAATCTTTTGTCTATTAGAAATAAACTATGAATATTATCAACAACAGGCTTGTAACTTGCATTAAACTTTTCGCACACATATTCCATCTCGTCCTTAATATATCTCCTAAGAAGTATTTTAGCATCACGAAGATTATCCGGATGTGAGATATATCTCTTCCATATCGCTTTTTTTCTTCTCTTGGCCGATAAGACGGAGGCGCCTCCGCCGACGATGGCTCCAGCAATGGCTCCAGCGGGGCCTAGGGTGCTTCCTACAGCCGACATGATACCAGCGCCCACTTGGCCGGGCCAAGCTTCTCTAGCTATACTAGTGTAGTCATTCCTTTCCCAGTAATCTTGATTTAGCGGGTTTGGATTAGAGGATTTACCTGTTAACCTATCAATAGCTTCTTGTTCCGCTGGAGTTGGTTCGAAATCGCCGAGATCTATTCTTTTACCAAAACTCTGAACAATTTGTTCTATAAAAGATAAATAATATTGTAGTGGATCGGTGAATATTCTGCCTCTAGTTTGCTCCATCAGACCAACTTCAATCATATCAGCAACATGCGCTGCTAATGTATCATCAAAGTTCTGCGGGAATTTTCCTTGCACATTAACGAAAGACGGCATGCCGCGGATTAGTGACTCTAAGACATAAATTCTGACTGTTGCTCTGATAGTGGCCTCGATGCCGGCCGAAGAGTATCTATCTAAAATTTTGTTCCAAGGATGTTCCATGGCACAATGTTCGGATTCAGTGAGTCTAGGATCATCTGGTAGACGCTTATATAGATCATCAACAATATCAGAAAGAGTTGAGAAGTCACCTAGAGATTTGGCTTCAGTTTCACAGCCTGTATAAATTTCATCCGGACTTAGTATCTGGCGTATTCCCATCCATCCGTCATACTCAGGAGTTTGCATATACCAAGCAGGGTAACTTGTTGTTCCTCCGTATACTTCTGGTGGAATTTGCCAAGTCATATTCTCTTTGTCAACATAGGTTCCTGAGAGGTATACTTTGGTTGGTGATTCGATAGAGTCGCGCATCGCTTCGAAATCTATCACCTCGTCCCCGCTATATTCGTCTTCTGGGCCTCGGTACTGGGTGCTCATGCCATGCTTAAACGATTGGTTATTGGCAGTCATAGAGGCTACTCGCTTCATCAGACCTTCAAAAACTTCGTCATAATAGCTGTAGTAGTGTTCGAATAAATCGCCTCCGTCACCTATTGTTAAAGAAGTGAGACCGGCGAACTCGGGAATCCAGTTTAATGGCTCATCCCATGAGCCCCTAAGCAATTCAGCATAGATTGAATTTTTGGGTGACCTCTTATTATCTAATTTGTCATCGATATCAATAGTGCCATACCCCTCAGATGCTAGTTGAACTAGCTCCGTAATCTCCTCCTCTGTTTTTTGCTCCCCAGAGAATCCTTCGTACCACTCCAGTGCGTCGATGGGAAGTCCAGCGCTATCGATGTCCGTTAATTTGGCTTGGTGTGATATCATAATTCTAAAATAATCATTCATTACCGAGCGGTTATTGACAATATCATAGTTGCTATATTCTAACTCAAATGAGTATTGTTGTTCATCCTTATAATCTTCGTATACCATAGTAAAATCAGGAGTTTTAAAGCTAACAGAAGTTGATCCGTAGTCTGTTAAATCATATTTTTCCAAGAAGCTATCACTGAAGTCGGTGTTTGATGGATAACATTTTGAGCGAAAGCTTCCGTTTCCTTTTTCTAAAAGCATGAAACTTGGCTCTTCATCTGCACCCCAAAGAGGTGGGGTACGAGTTGTTATCGACTCGGCCGTATTAAACTCTATATTTTCCGAAAAATCTTTCGAATATATGTCTTCTAGGTGGCCGGCAACGCGGTCTGGTATCTTATTCTCGGTAAAAAATGGAAAATGAGTTAAATAGAACATATGGGCTTTGAATGACGCACCGTTTTTTGCGGCTAGAATCATATTAACTACGCCTTTCCCGGTATTCATATCAGATTGGCTAAGAGTCTCTATAGAATCAAAGATTGCCTCGGTTGCCACTGATGTCTGGGCATGAACGGCTTCGTTGTTTCTAGGGAAGATACCGGCGTTCCACGTTCCGGGGCACTGTGGGTTATCAGCAAACACTTCTGGTAGGAGATTATCTAGCAGTCCGTTATGCACTACATTAGACAAGGTTTCGATGTCTTGCTTAGCCCTGTCTTGTATACCATTGATAATCTCATTACATATCTCTTCGGTAAGGGGGCCCTTCTGTTGTAGTAGGACACATTGATTTTCGTAAAATTCGTCTACCGATGATTGGTCCCTACAGTAAGCCGGCAAAATTGGCATGGCTTCTGTTCTTGGCAGTGTTTTATATTCTGGGGGGATTATTGCACCGAGGGCGCCGAAGAGGTCTGAGATTCCAGAAGTAGAGTTTAGGGAGCATGCAAATTCCGGGTGTCTGTATGATACCACTTCTTTAATCATGAGCAACACTTCGTCAGTTGCTTCACCATTTACCAAATCAATCAATTGAACATCGGTCATTATAGCCGACATGTCGGTGACCAGAGCGGTGGCGGCCGCTTCTGAGGGGGTCGGGCAGCCAGATAATACAGCCAACATAGCTGCTACTGACTGGTCAAGTTGTTCATCTGTAATCTGAGAGGTGGGATTAGATTCATCCCCGCACAAAGCATTCCTAAACGTGTCTCGGAAGTTATCTGACATGGCAGCCTCAAGTGCTGACCCCACCAAGCCCAACAGTTTACATAAGCCTGACAGCATTAGATCTAGGATAAACTTGATTAACATAAAAACAGCTTTTATAATTAAGTTCTGAATGGTTTCTAACACAGCTTCCATTAGAGTTTTATAAATATTTGTCCAGTCTATATCTGGAATTTTTAGTTTTGGCAACGTGATACTTTTGTTGCCGCGGCAAAAATCTAGCTCCAATGTTTTCATAAAGTCATCGAGCGGTGGATTAAATAGGGGAGGAATCGCACAATCTATGGTCGATAAAATAGACCCAATAAAGGCGCCTCCGGGTAAGTTCTGGAGGGATTCAGTTAGAAGATCAAGATCTACTAGATCGAAGATTGCATCTGTGTAGGCTTCGAAAATCGCGTCCATAATATCATCGGCTGCGGCGCCGATAGTACCGACTCCTGAATAGTTCTTAGGCTCTAAAGATTTAGAACCATACTCGTCCGGAAAGTTTGATGCGAGACCTGACTGTAACTCTTCTTGAGACATATATCCGGGCTCGCCGGCGTCCAAAGAACCTACATACATAGCATAATTTGCTGCGTCTTTGGCGCCAAGCTCATTGTCAACCACACCAGACATGTCTTCTAGTGTCACGCCTGACTCGTAAAGTTTCTTGCCTTTGCTCTTCATAATCGCCGATTGAAGCATGCCGGCCCTTTCGGGCCCAAAACTATAATTACCGGGTTGATAATCTTTCTCCCATGGAGGAGTAGCTGTTATCTGACCCATCGCCTCTGCCACAGCATCAGCAATTTCTGCTTGTTTGTCAGGTGGCAAACCTATAAACATCTTCTCTAATTCAAGCGGATCTAAGGCTTTTAAAGCGGCGCGAATAATTATAGCTAAACCATCTTCGGTCGCCACTCCTTTAAGTAGGCAGCCTAGAATCATATCTATAAGGGCTAAAATTCCACAGTAGCCATACTTGTCCAAGACAAAGGACCATAATTTTTTAGAATCGTCGCCAGCCTTATACTGTTTAAAAAATTCATCCAGCATTTCATATACCGGGTCACCTGTGAATTGTTCTCGCAGAGATGCATCTTTCGCTCTTTTGTATAATCCTTTCAATTCTTCTAAAGGATCATCAATTCTATCAAATTCGTCGCCGGCACAGAGCATTTTATCAAATTTATTTGCGAGGGCGTCCGGGAAGTCCAATACGTCGCCGGCGATGTCATTCATTATTGCGTTTAGCGGGTCCGTTAATAAGTCATTCACAAAACATTCTAAGGCGTCTTCCGGTAATTCGGCTAGTAAATCTTCCGAATTGAGAAGTCCATAAGTATATTTTGTAGCTATCACATTCCACTCTGGGAATACTCTTGCTGTTACATCAAGCCAGATATCTGGCAGTTTTGCTATATATGCTAGTGTTCTGGTGTTATTCCAAGGGGAGTCTTCTATTATGGTCTGCCATGTGATTTTATCTAGAAGTATTGGGGCACAGCCCGGCTCATTAACTTCCATATATTCGATTTGATATGGAGTCCAGTTATCAGTCCCGTCATCGTCTTTAAATCCAATTTTAATCTTTTCGGCTAGAATATAATTAAATCCGTGGTGCTTTAAGATTAATAACAAATCTTCTCTAAAATATATAAGGTTATCTGCTTCCTTCTTAAAATCTAAGTCTCCAAAAGATTCTGCTGGAATCGTCTCGTCATAGTTCATCTCATGAATATATGCAGCATACCTCTTGGCATACACTTTAAACGACGCGGAGACCTGCCTTATTATCATCTTAACATCTTTCGACTTAAGCTGGACATAGCTGCTAACGACAGGAGCTTCCTCTTCTTTGAATCCACTCAGATCGACTGGCAGGAGATCAAACAACTCCGAGGATATTACAGCCAAGACTTTCATGCGTACAAGAGGCACCGTGCTTACACTCTTGTCCTTGATATAGGGCAAAGAAAGTCCTACAGATTGAGCCCCTAAATAGGTTGAAGCTTCTACACGGCCCATTAAAATATCAATTGTGTCCGCAGAAATCTCTGTGCCGTCTGCGTAGGTAACTGTAATCACCTTTGTTTTCTTATACGCTGCAAGTAATAGATTTATACCCTGCTCTAGAAATGGTTCTAGAATTGTCGGATCTTCAGGGGGAAGCATGAGATCTGTGGTGATAATCGCTGAGTATTCGCATATTTTCTCATTCAGAAAAGTTGGACCTGCCTTTGGGTGTGTCCAGTTAGGAACGATAGCGTTTGGATTAGGCATACATGAAGTGCAGGGTGTATCTTCAGCGGCTAAAGGAGGTTCATCACACGACTCTAAATCTATAGCGTTTTGTTCGATGCTTTGTTCGAATGCTTGGCCGGGGTCGGAAGGAGCGGTGTCCGCGCTAAAATCGGTGCCTGTTAGGTCGTCCCCTACCAGTCCGGGTGTCAAGCCGTCTGTTGTGCGCTCGCTAGTAGCGGTTAAAGCAGCATTCCACCACTCTCTTAGCCAGTCCGGCAAAAGCACTCTGTCACTATTAACTACTTGGAGCATAGTGTCGATATCAGAAAATGTCAGATTTGAGTAACCTCCAGCATCTAGGTAAGGATATTCAAGAGATTCTCTAGAGCCTGCGGGGAAGAAGATGGCTCGGACTCCGCCCTTAAATACAGATCGTAGGCCGCCTTCAATTGCTTGGCGATGTCCTTGAGCGCCAGAATAAAAAGCGACATCTAGGTAATTAATTAATTGAGCTAAATGATATAAGAATCCTTCAAATGTTACTTGAGCACTAAAGGATTCCCAGCGATAGCCCTCATTTCTAAATGTATACTCGCCGGCGCCGGTGTCATAGGTGGTTGAGCTTGGTTCTCGATTTAGTCGATATAAATGACGAATCTCATCGTCACATTGTGGTGGCCATGCTCTTTTATCGGTAGGGCTTAAGGAGCCATTAAAGTGACCTGAACCTCCATCAAGGTCACCATCGACGTCAGCGCTTGGACTGTATGCCACCATTTGAGCGCCGGCATGAACCTGATCGTCGTCGAAACTACCGTCGCGGTCAGGGGATGTGAAATAGAATCCGCAGGTATGGTCACCAAGATTCCCTTCATCCATCGGAATATTTAAGAAGCCTTTTTTGGGATTTGCGCCGGCTGTCCAAGTATGTCGACTCGTTACATTTTCAATTCCTTCCTCATTAGCTAAATATATCATTTTTAACATATGCATTAGAAATTCTATTTTCTTCGTAATGCGCTTTTTGGGTGTACTAGATGTACTACTAGTTACGGTGGTACCCGATGCAGTAACCTCATCATATATTTTATTGAAATCTAGCCAGCGACGTTGACCTGTTCCGACCTCACTATGAGTAGAAGTCTTTTGATGAAGAGAAACTAATTCAAAATAGTATTGATCCTTAGATTCCCATGGGTATTCGAAGCCAGAGGTGAGTGTTGAGTCATCCTCGGATGGCCAATCAATACTTTCAGAATCAATAAGGGGTGAATTGTCATCTGAATTTTTATTAGCATTGTAATCATCTTCGAATTCATCTGATAGGAAGCCGGCGCCTAACTTCCCGTTAGAAAGGGCTTTGCCTCTTTTCCCTATAAATTCATTCACGATTCGCTTATATAAATCTAAGAAAGGGCCGGCGCGGTCCTCTGGCAGTTCATCTGTATAGATGCTGGTGGAAGTATCCGTAAGCGCTGTGGAAGTTGTGTCTGCCATTATCGTTTTCCTAGTTTACGTTATTGTAGCGACTACAAATATACTCTGAGCCGAAGGGTTCTAAAGATTCTACTTTTCCTAAAGTATTGGAAAGATTAAATAAATATGTCGGAGCCACACATTGTACCACTGATCTAATTAAGTTTGTGGCGCCGCCTACGACCAAGAGAGGGTCAGGCATTGCAACTAGTGGAATGGGCGCGCAGACATGTGTGTGGGTCATGACACCTGTGTTGAATGTGGTTTGAGCGGAAATAAACTGATTAACAATTCCACTTAAATCATTTAAGCTATTTACTATTTTGTTTAGGGCTTTTATTACTTGAAGGCCCTTTACCATTGGTTCTAAGTCATCTGTATAGTTCCCAGCAATTAGGTCGATTCCGGTTGTTGTTTCCACCTTATTATTAAATGAGTTATCAGAGCCGCGGCCAAGGGTTACTATCTTGATACCTTCATTTGCTACTAGTCGGATTCCATCCGCTTTTATACCAATCCCAGATCTTCCTTTGGGAGAACCAACAACCCCTTCGGCTAGACCAAAGTTTTTATCGATATCAGTTAATTGTGAGATATGTATACAGGCTGCGTCCGTAATAAAATTGGGATTACCTTTTAGATTCTTATTTAATCCAGCAATCAAGTGAATTGAACCGGCGCCGGAGCTGCCTTTTCCTCCATGGCCACCGGCTTTGCTTCCTACCCTATCTCGACCTAATATAATAAATGCATTAGATTTTTCGCCGCCTATAATTTCTTCTGCCTTAGCTAAATCCCATATAGGGATGTCTTCTGGCAGATAGTCATTGTTAAGGCCGTTAGCTATTAGCCCAGCATCCTGTTGTGATGAGGATTGTTTAGCTAATTTTTGCTCTTCTGTTAAGCCTTCTTGGCTTTGAGACGGCCGGCTTTGACCTATTCCTAAACCCATTACACCTTTCCTCTAAGGGCTATACTAGGTACTCCTATGAGCCTTGCAATTTCGTCTTGTCTAAAGACTTGATGTTCTTCTTGGGTTGGCTGTGTGTATGAGCCAAGAAGACGAACTTTTTTTTGTCGATCTTTAAAATTTGCTTGCGCTTTGCCTGAAGCTATCTGAGCGTCTGGGTGATCAGGGATGGATCCAATGCCCTTTTCTATGATTCCTGCATAGATTCCATTAGTGTGGGCTTCTTTGTCTTCAAAATCGACCTCGATCCTGTCTCCGATATTAGGTACCGACTCTTTACTATGCCCTCTAGAATAAAAAACCCTATGCATAATCAACCTCATTTCGTCGGTTTCGTTCATATCTTCTGTGAGTCCTAAAATTTCTGGCATTGTAAGTGCTGCGTCTAAATCGGGAACGTGGGCGATAACTTTGATTCTTCTTATTTTTTTATTTAAATGATCGCTGATACTGACGTCTTGAGGGCTTTTTTCATACTCAATCGATGCATGTAGAACGTGAGCTTCCCAAGTGCCTCTGTGGTCGGCCCGGATTGCGTCTTCATATTGTTTGTTTAAAGCACGACGAATGTAATGTTTGTTTTTAAAAGTGTCATCGTAGTCTCTTAGACCTCCGATACTGTAATGCTGATTGTAATCACCTTGAAGGCTATTATAAAAACTCATGTAGAATCCTCCTGTAGCATATCAAATATTTCTAATTTATCGTCTTCAGATAAGCCTGTTTCACCAATTTGTTGTTTATGGATTAGTGTGGAAAGTTTTACCAATTGCTCGTTAGATCTTTGGAGCGTCTCTACATATTTGGCGGCGATGGGGCCAACGGTTTGATGCCTCTCTTCGCTCTTACTTAGATAACGCATAACATCATCGAGAAGCTCTTTAGTTATTTCTCTATCGCTTCTGATATTGTCAATTGATTCTTCTAAGTAATGCTCTAACTTTTTCATAGGTCGCCTTTATCCCACCGAACTCTAAAAACACGATACTTAGAACGCATCTTATTCAAGTTGTTGACCACTTGTTTTGTATTGAGGCCAGTTATTTCTCTCAGGTATAAATAAATAGCTTTCTTATTAAAAATTTCTATATCTTCTGCGCTGTCAAACAAAATACGAATAGCTTCCAGAACTTTCTTTTCATTATCCTTCATCTTGTCATGTTCCCAAGAATCAATTTCGTTTTTTAAAAAATTAAAGAATTCTTCGTGCTCGCGCTCTTTTGGATAGGGATTGGAAGTAGAGATATATTTAAGTTCTAAATCCTTCGGAAGCTCAACTAATTCTATTTCCGTTCGATTCTTTTTACTTTGCTTCTTTACTTTGTGAATAAACCAGTTTTTTGTGATTACTGAAAAATAAGAAAATGCTTTGGACCCTTTGCTCTTATCATATTTATCTAGAATTGTTACTAGCCATATTTTACATTCATCTCTTAACACATCTATATTTGGCAGCGTAGTAAACTTGTATGTAAAAACTATCTTATCTACCATTTCATCCAGCGCAGGACCGATTAAGTTAACATAGAGGTCAGTTCTTACTCTTATGTCTTCTGTGGCGACGTACTCTAATATGGCGTCCTCATGGACCTGCGTAAAATACTGTCTTCCCTTGCGTGCTCGTTTTTTGCGAACTGGTTGAGTCATCATTTGGTACCTCCTGCTCTTCTTCTGTTGTCTCTTCTTCGTCTATACCTTGCTCACTTTCATTTGATTCTAACAATTCAATAAAATAATCAAACTTTTTGAATGAATCCATAAGCTCAGTTCCGTGCTGCAATAGGCTTCCTAGAGTCTCCTCACCATAAAACATTTCAAGTTCGTATATTGAACCTAAATGCCCTTTGTATGATGCAACCTCTTCTTGTAATTCAAGTACATTTTCTGTAATAAACAGAAGATTCTTAAGAAGGCTTCTTATATACCAGATCATAGAGATATTGACAATTAAAGATAACGACAAAGAGGTAATCAAAACTGCTTTTAATATCATAATTCTAAATCCTTAGTCATATTCTTTTTCTCACTTTTTATTTCTTTTTTCGTATTTTCAATGAACTCATTAACCAAATGGCCATCAGAGAACGTTTCATCTGTAGCACTTGCTACAGTTTTGGAAATAAAATTAGACGGCATACGAATTAGTGAAGACTCGCCGCATTCTTTACAAACAACTGCACGATCACTCATAGAATGAATCAAGTTATATGTTGCAGCGCAGGCTTCGCACCTATAAGTATACCTTGGCATTTTATTTATCCATTTCTTGTTCACTTCCGCCTAAGTCTTCTTTCATCTTAACTAGCGGTGGATTCATAACCATAAGTCCATCATTGCTTAGGCGAAATTTAAAATCCTTTAAGGTTGGAACAATATCTGATTGTTCCAGCAGGCTTTTTTGTAGAGACATCATCAGGGCCCCCAACGCTTGATCACTTAAATACATTTCTTTTGATTCTGTAGTCATTTTACTACTCCTTATTTTTTGTTACTGCTCTACCCACAAGTCTTTCCCAGTCTTTTTGTTCACGGACTTGAAGGTTTTTTTCCCAGACTGCATTCAACAAACGTGGTTCCACACCTAACTGCCTTGATAAAAATATCAATGCGTTGATGTCTTTTGGAAAACAGGAACCACCGAACCCATGGTGGCCATCTGGCCCCGGGGCTGAAAAATGCGTCTTGCCTAGGCGCGTGTCGTATAAGCCATACTCCACGACTTTATCATAATCAATGTTTAATTGATCACAAATCTGTTTTATTTCATTCGAAAAGCTTACTTTTGTAGCCAAAAAAGTGTTAAGAAAATACTTAACCATCTCGGCTGTGTTCGAGCCGGTTTTAATGATTGGAACATCAGGAAAGACCTTTCGAAAAATATTCTTGATAATTGTTGATGCGGGGCGTGGGCCTCCTACAACAATTCTAGTTGGATTTTTAAAGTCCTCAATAAAATTAGCTTCTGTTAAGAACTCCGGACTGAAAACAATTTTGAGATCTTGGCACTGCAAGTTAAGACTTTCTGTTGTGCCGGGAGGTATTGTTGATTTAATAACTGCTATATGATTTTTACTATGCTGGTCTATCTCTTTTATTACGGATTCTACTATATCCAAATTACACGAACCATCTGGGTTCATAGGAGTCGGCACACAAATAAAAATTATCTTTGTAGCCTCACATAATTCTTCTATCGATGCGCTAGTAGAATCTTTATACTTATCGTAAGTGTGTACGTCGTAAAAAGCGCGCATGCCTTCCGCTAGCGCTGAGCCAACGTAACCAGAGCCAACTACACCTATTTTCTTATAGTTCACTCTTAAGCTCCTCAAAA